TTCGGCGGCGTCACATTCTGCATCAGCACATGCTCACGCATCACCCCGGGCGCGGGCGCTGGAATGCAGATCGTCGGCGTGGTCTGGACCACGCAGCCAGGGAAATTGCCCGGTGTCGGCGCCGTTCCATTGACCTGGATCGATCCGTCGGAATTCGGCGTCACGGCCGTTGTCGCCAAGGCACCCAGGCCGAGGCTCAGCCGAGCCGATGCAGGGTCGGTAAGATCGGACAGGTTGGCCGCCTTCTGCGCCGCGCCCGCCGCCTGCGTGGCCACGGTCGAGAGGGGAGTGCCCCCTGCCGTCATGCCACCGATTTCGCCGGTGCTGTTCGGTGTTTGCACCGCGATCGCGCCGATCTTCGCCGGCGGCGGCGGCGACTGCGCCAACAGCAGCCCGGACACCAGCGCCAGCAGGAGCGCGCGGATCTTCATCGTCATTCTCCGGTCGTCACAACGCGGAGCAGGTCGCCGTCGAGCCACAGGGTGCCGACCGCACCCGGGCTCGTCGCCACCTTGCTCCAGTCGATCGACAACGCGCCGTTTTGCAGCACCAACGGCGATGCCACTGCGATCACTCCCGGCGGCCCGACCGCGATGATCGTGCCGTTCTCGACGTAGACGCCGACCGGCTGGACCTGCAGCCACACCGTGGCCGTAACGCTGCGACCGCCGGCAGTCGACCAGGCCAGCTGCACGGCATAGAGTGCGGTGACATCGCCGAGGGCGAGCCATGTCGTGAGAATCGGGCCAGCCACGGGCTGCGTCTTGACGGTGGTGTCGCCGCCGGGCGTGGCGGCAATGATGGCAGCCGAGCAGCTCGTCACCGTGTCGCCGCCGGCGTCGGCAAGCCAGTGGCGCAGATCCAGCGAGAAATCGAGCGTCGAGACCGTCGGGGCGCGGCCCCAGTCGAGCACTTCGGGCGGCGGCTGGCCGGGAGCGCAATACTGCAGCGTGCGCGTCTTCGATGGGTTGGCCATCGGGCTGCCCTTCAGGCGATCGTCGCTGTCGCAGCCGGCAGCATCGTGCTCGACCCGTTCAGAACTTTGTAGTTCCCGGCGACGAAGGCCGCGATCGCGCTGGCGAACAGCTTGAACTCGGCGACGCTCGGGAAGGTGTGAGCCGCCCCCGTCACATCGGGCCAGACCACGCTGGTGCTGCCATCGGCGAAAGTGCCCTGCAACAGAATCGCGTTGACCTCGGCCTGGATATGATCCTGCGTGGCGGGATCGGTCGGATAGGTTGCGTTCAGCGCCGGCATCGATGTGCTGGTGATCGTCAGGCCGGCGGCGAGCAGCGCTTGCGCCTGTTGCGCGAGCGTCAGGACGGGCGCGGGCGGCGGCACCGGCGCGGCGAACGTCGTGCCGTTATAGGTCCAGCCGATCTGCACCGTTGCCGCGCAGGGCTCCCACACCAAGGCCGGGTTGAACAGGCCGGTCGGATCGGTCTGCGTCAGTTCGACAACGACGCCTGTATCGATGCGTGCCCACGGCATTACGAGAACTCCTCCACGATGACGATACCGGGCCGCCCGGCCAGGCCAGTGGCGGCGCTACTGCTGGCGAGCAGCGATGTTCCGGCGCCGCCCGTGCCGAGGCCCGTCGCGGGAAGGTTGGGCCACCGGCCGCCGCCGCCGAGGGTTGTGCTGCCGCCGTCGCCGCCATTGCATAGGCTGGCGCCGACAAAGCCCCAGCCCTGGCCACCAGGCTGCCCCGGGACATTGAGGAGATTGCCGCCGGCGGGGATCGTGCCGGACGTTCCCCCGGCTGCGTTCAAGGTTCCCGTTCCCGGCCCCGCCACGCTGCCGCCGTTGCCACCGGGCGCCGACAGGAGCGCACCGAAACTGCTGGTGCCGCCAGGGTTTCCGGCCGCCCCAGCAACACCCGTTCCCGCGGCGCCGATCGTCACCGTGACGCCGTTGAACCCCGACGTGTAGACGCCCTGCCCGATGCCGCCGGCCGCACCGCCGCCACCGACCGCGTATTGCCCGGAGCCCGTCGCCGGCGCCCCGCCGCCAGCGCCGCCGCCGCCGATCACCGTCACGCGCACTTTGTTCGTGCCGGCTGTTGCGGTGTAGGTGCCGCTGGCCGTGAACTCCTGGACGTTCAACAGCCGGCCGGGACCATACAACGCCGTCAGCGACGTCAGCAGCTGCGTGGTGTTGGTTTTGCTCGGCGTCTGACCGGCCGCCGTCAGCACCGCGATGATTTCGGCTGCCAGCCCGTTGAGAAAGTCGGGGTCGCTGACGGTCGGCGCCGTCGATTGCGTCAAATCGTTGTTGGCCCAACCCGGCGAGATCGTGGGGTTCGGCGTTGGGCGCGCGGCGAGCTGACCGCCTCTGTCCAGCAGCTGCATGTGATGCTTTCCCTATCCAGGGTCAGAAATCGGAGAAATCGACCTGCGTGTGCGCCGGCGCGCGGCGCTGGATCTCGCAGACCACCGGGCCGCTGGCGATGGTCCACAGTGGCTCCCAGCAGGACGAGGAGCCCCACTCGAAATTGAACGTCACCTGGCCCTGCAACGTCACCAGCCAGACATAGGCCCATGACGGATTGCGCAGCGGCGCCCAGCAACTGTCGACACCGAGCCGGTGCGGCGCGTATTGGGTGATGGTGATCGCAGCGCCCAGGTTCGCGGCCAGCGCGGTGAAGTACGGCACGGACTGCCCGCCGCTCGCCGCCAGCCGCGCCGCCACCGCTGCCTGGCGCGCGGCAATGTTGGGGTTGGCGCCCAGGCACGGGTCCGGCAGCCCAAGCACGCCCTCCCAGTCGGGCAACAGTTGCACCGAGGTCGGCGGAAACGCCTCGATCTCGGTAAGCTGGGCCTCGCTGGCATGGAACGCCGCCAGCGCGTCGGCGATCGCGGACCAGAAACCCTGGAACACGCTGCCAAGTTGGCGTGTCCAGGCCAGCCCGCGCGGCGGCAGTTTCCGCGCCACCGCCTCCTCGAAGGCCAGCGCGCCGACGTTGGCGTAATTGGTTTCGCTCATTAGTCGAACGTGCAGGTGCCGAGCGTCGGCAACTGTCCAATCGCGGTCACGATATTATCGGTCGGGCTCAGCACCAGCGCGCCGGAGCATTGCGCCACCGCGCGCACCGCCGCCTGGATGTCGGCCAGGTCCACGGTGCCCCCGCTCACCACGCCGGTCGTGGCGTTGATCGCCACCGCCGCGCCCTCGGCCAGCAGCAGCGCCGCGATCGCCACCTCGACCAGCGATTGCTGGGTCGCCGGCACGTATTTGAGCGTGAAGTTCTGGGCTACCAGCGTCGGCGCCATCGAATAGACCAGCGCCGTTACCGGCTGGCACGCGCCCTTGGCGGCATACCGCCCGACATAGAGGTAGTTTGCGACCGTAAGCAGATCGCCGGTCGCCGCCGTGGCCCGCGTCTCGCCGGTGGCGACGCCGTTGCTGCCCTGCGGCAGGCCGTTGTGGGCGGCCTCCGACACGTCGAACATGGTGTAGACCGCGACCGTGCCCGGCCCCATCGCCAGCGGCGCGCACCAGGCGCGGGTGACACCCGGCACTTCCAGCGCCCACTCGATGTAGTCGTACGGGTCACCGCCCTGCGGCGGCTGACTGAACAGCCGCAGGTAGCGCGCGACAAACGCCGCATTCGTTTCCGGCGCGGCGCCGTTGGTGATGGCGGCCGCCACCGTGATCTGGCTGCCGTCGATGCCTTCGATTGCCTGCACGAGCGTCAGCGCGGCGCCGGCGCTGCAATTCCACTGGCTGCCGTCGCTGTCGACCGCCGGCAGCACTGCCTCCATCGCCGCCCCGGTGACCGCGCCCGCCGTGCCGGTGCTGACCGTGGTGGTGGTCGCGAACACGATGCCGGGCTGCAGTTGCAGCAGCGTGCCGGCGGGAATGCTGATGTTCGGCAGGTCGCCGGCGAAGTTCGCCGCCCCCGTCGCGGGAGTCGGCCCTTTCGGGGTCGCGCCCTTCAGCGCACCCCAGCGTGTGGAATAGGGCGCGATCGCCGTGTCCGGCATCAGCGCGTTGTCGATAGTCCAGTCCTGGTAAGCGTATTCACCATCGAGCGCGCCCGCGACCTGGATCGCCGACACGCTCAGGTTCGAGCGCCGCAACGCGGTATCCGCGCCGGTGAGCCACGCCTGGAACCCTGTCAGGATCTGCGCGATCAGTTGGGGAACGGTCGGCCGCGGATATGCCATCTCAGAATCCCCCGATCACGACGCCAGAAAACGAGAGAGTGCCGCGCGTCATGTCCCACAGCGACGTGTAGCGCCGATTCACCGTCGCCCCGGCGGCGGTCTGCTGGGCGATGGTGTTGACGATCCGCATCATGCCCAGCGCCGGAAACGTCGGCAGCGGCGTGCTGACCGCGCTGGCGACGTCATCGTCCAGCAGCCATTGCAGCGCTTCCTGGCAATAGGCCTGGGCGCGCTGCGCGGTCTCGGGGATCTGCAGCGCGCGCCCGAGCAGCCACAGCCGCGAGCCGATGTGATCGGGCTTGCCGCTCGGCAGCGGCGGCAGATAGGCGTCACCCCACCAGCCCCGCCGGTCGCCGGAGCCGTCGGGAATGACGTCGTCGACGTTGGCCAGCCGGTCCGTCCACAGCGAAATCGCCACCTTCGTGTCCAGCCCGTCATCGCTGGCGAGGTCGCCGCCGATGATCGCCCAGTCGAAATAGCCGTTTGGCGACAGGATCGTCGCGAAATCCATCAGCCCAACACCTTGCCGTTCGCCGTGATCTGGCCCGCCTTCGCCGTCAGCGTGATCGAGCCGGCCGCCGCGCCGATGTTGACGTTGCCCACGGTCGCGGCGACGTCGATGTCGTCGAGCGGCGCCGTGATCTCGATCTTGTTGACGCGCAACACCACCTGGCTGCCGCGAAAGTTGCGCAGGCCGATCTCTCCCGGCTGCAGGTCGGGGATGCGCAGCGCCGGGTCGTCGCAGCCGACCGCGACCTTGTGGTCGCGCACCGCGTTGATCTGGAACACCAGATAGTCGGCGGTCCGCCCGATCGGTTTCGCCGACATGCCGTAGGGCAGCAGCAACTCGAGGCCCTGATGGTTCTCGCCCTCGAACCCGATGCCGCTCAGCATCGTGCGCGTGCCGCCGGCGCTGTAGGCCGACTGGCTCATCGTGCCGCGCACCACCTGGTGGCGCAGCGCCGACCAGATGCGCCGCAGTTCCTCGGCGAAGTTCATAGTGTCTTCACCCCCTCGGGAGTGATCACCGTGTTCGGCGCGGCCGCCCAGGGGCCCGTCGCTGCGCCCTTGCCCTTCGGCTGCACCGCCGACGGGTCCGGCGTGAAGGCGGCCGGCGGCTGCACGGTCAGCTCGGTGTAGCGGCCCTCGCTGTCATCCTCGACGAACGATACCGCGCTGATCAGCAGATCGTCGGCCAGGCCGAGCCGGGGCACGTCGCAGTAGACGATCCGGTTGACTTGCCAGAGCACGCCGTTGGCCCGCCAGTCGGGCACCGCCAGCGTCGCCTTGATCCCCATGCCGGCGCGGTGCGCGGCCTCCCAGAGGGCGCGTAGCTGCGCCGTGTCGGTCAGCGAGGCCGATTCGGCGATGCCCGCCCACGGCCGGTAGCGTGGCACGCCGGGGTCGTGGGCGATGGCGCTGACGGCGTTCTGCACCGTGCTGCCGGTCTGCTTGATGCCGGCCTGGCTGCGCACGGTATATTGCGAATAGCGCTGATCGCCATCGAGGTCGCCGGTGCCACGGTAGACGTTGCCGCCCGGCCCCATCACCAGCGGCGCCGGTGCGCGGTCCGTGCCCAGCGTCGCGAGCACCAGGTTGCCGGCCTCGTTGTCGGTCAGCATGATTCCCCGCTGCCGTGCCAGGCGCGAGATGAAGTCGAAGGCCTTTTCGGCCCGTTCGAAGGTGGCGTCGGGAAACGCATCGCCGATGACGACGCCGGGGCCGACCACCACGCCGATGCCGAAGGGGGCGGCGACCGCGCGGCAGATGGCGTCGATCGCGTAGCCGTCGAACTGGTTGGTGGAAAATTCCGGCATGCAGTCCGCCAGGTCGTGCACCATCGAGCGGCCGGGAATGACGGTGCTGCTCTGCTTACTCGACACCGCCGTCTTGACTTTGCCGACATAGCCGGTGACCACCGGCTCGCCGCCATCGCTCACCGTGCAGGGCATGAACGGCAGGATGGCCGGGATGTATTCGCCGGGCGCCTCGAATTCGAAATCGGCGCAGGCGCGTTTCAGGCCGCGGGTGACGCGCACGCGCATCCACGTGTTGTAGCTCTGCCCGTTGACGGTCAGCGTGACGCTCACGACGCCACCACGTAATCGACGCTGAGCGGCATAAACAGTGGATGCGGCGCGGCGTTCTGCTGCACCAGCGTGGCGGCCTCGCTGCCGTCCTGGTACAGCAGTTGCGCCAGCACGACCGCCGGCAGCGGAGCGGCGGCGCCGTAGGTTTCCTGATCCGGCGCGGATTTCGCAGTTGTCGTCAGGTAATCGACGATCGCCGCCAGCGAGGCGCGCCAGCTCTGCACCAGCGCATCGTTGCCCGCCGCGGCCTCGATCTGGCCGACCACGAGCGCGCTCACCTGGCTGCGCGCCGCGTCAGCGTCCTCGGCCGCCGCGAAATTCGTCTGTGCGTAGAGCATCAGCAGCGCGGCCGCGGCGCTGCCCTGCACCAGCCGCATCAGCGCCGCCCAGTTGGCCGCCACCGGCCCCGTCGCCGTCGCGGGCATCAGTGTCGCCCCGACGCCGGCCAGCGCCGCCAGGCCGTAGCTGGGATCGATCGGCAGCGCCGGCAGCCGGGATGCGTCCTGGTAGCCCGGCGGCGCCGAGCTGTCCGGCACGGCGGTGGCATCGGTGACGATCGCCGCGACGTAGTCCTGCAGCAGGCTGGCGAGCGCGGCGGGATAGGCCGCCATGTCGTCCAGCCCTGCCGCCGCCAGCGTCAGCGCCGGCAGGTCCTGCGCCAGCGCCAGCAGGGCGCAGGGCACGGTCAGCAGGCCCGCGATAGCGGCCTGCACCTGCGACAGCATCGTGACGGCGGCGGCCTGCACGAACGCCGCCGCTTGCTCGAAGGCCGCCACATCGTCGGCGAACGCATCGGCGAGTTGCGCGAGCGTTATCTGTGCCGCGCTCAGCACCGTCGCCTCGGTGTCCACCGCCGGCGGCGGCATCACGGTGCCGATGCCGGCCTCGACGAAGCGGCAGTCGAAAAACGCCGCGCGGCCCTTTTCCCAG